CACTTTGTATGCGTGTGCTTTATTATCCTTTAATGATACGCTTTTAAATTGTATCTTACCTTTTTTGTAGTCTATTCCGTTCAGCTTTATAATTGCATCGTGTCTAAACCTTGCATCAAAACTGTTTAGAATATCTTGGTTTTCGTAATGCCTAAATAGTTTGTTATTAGTTTTAGAAGCTGGTAGATTAAACTGCTGACTGAAAGGAGTAAATACTTTTCCTATGTCTTTGACATTTAATAGCGTTTCAGTTATGCTTATGCTCTCATCCTCAAACAAGTCAGCTCTAAAGTATGGACTTGTGATTCTATACTTATAAGTTAAAGTTGCATTTGGGAATATACTAGCAGATAAAACAACATTCGTGTCGTTTGTTATAGAAACAACATAAGAGCTTTCTTGAGTAGTTAGGTTTTCAACTAAATCCCCAAGGCTTACAGTTGTTAAGAAAGTAGCTTGGCTATCTGTTAAAAGATTAACTGTTGCAGTTCCTTGAGCCCTACCCTCTATTCTATTGTAGCCTTTTATATATAGTTCTATTATCTGCATCTAGCGTATGTTGTTAATAGTGTCAAAAGCAAAGTCTACTTCTATTGTGTAGTTTATTAGTTTGTCGTTTAAGTGTGTTTTGTAGTTTAGACTGCTACTGCTTACGTTTATTGGTAATGTCTGTGAGTTTATCTCAATCCAACAATCTTCACTTAACTGCATTTGTTTAAATACATCGTTGTATTCCTCTGGGTAAAATCCTGTGTTTAGTGTTAGCTTCTCGCTTCCGTTTTTAGTCAGTATCTTTTGCTGATGTCTACTTGTATCGTAAGCTCCATTTACAATAATGTTTCGCTTAAAGTTTTCTGTTTTAGTAGTTAGCACCTCGTTAGTTCTTTTAAAGAACCATATAGATTGTAAAGCACCATACTTATTTACAAATGTTAGTTTATAAGGCTGGTACTTGCACTCCTCAATATCTTGTACTGTTATTATGGTTAGGTTACCATCTGCATCTGAAATATGTATTTTATCAACAGCCAATAATGCAAACTCATCTTCAAACGCAGTTAAACATACATTGCTCTCAAAAGTACCGCCATCTTGTATAACTCTATCCTCAAACATATCAGCACCATTAACTCCATTAGTGACGTATTTTATTTGTGACCCACTTGAGTTGTTAGCTGAACCAGTGAATGATTTAACAACCACTCCATTTAATAAATAAGAAATAGTAACAGTTTGGTCAAGATATACTGGCACAACCGCTGGAGTATCTGCTAACTTTAAAATAGTTCTGTTGCTTTGTAACACTGTGCTATCGTTTTTTGGGTTAGCACCATCCTCATAATAACCATATCCATCAAAGCCAGTTAGTTGTGTATAAGCAGAAGGAGTTTGTGCAGAGCCTTGTATATAGTTTGTAGTTCTGTAATCCACCCAAACATTAGCAGTTGCGTAATCTCCATCAAAGGTTTGTAGTAAATAATCTCTAACCAATTCGCTAATTTCAAACGTTACTACATTATTAATTGCAAAAGATGTAAGCGTAAACAAATTAGTTCTGTCTGTTGTTTGCGTTCCAGTATATACATACAGCTCCATATCTACTTGCGTAAGATTTGCTACTGTTGGGTTTACACCAATAGTAATATAATATGGACTTCTTGCGTTTATCTTGCTCATTTCTCTTTAATGTTTATTTGTATCTGTTTTTCTATTCCTATTGAATAAGCTTTGACAAGATCATCTGGAAGTCTTTTAAATGCTCTTTCAAATGGCTTTGTAAAAAACATGCTGGCTTTCATGCCAGTCTTGTAAACGCTTCTTGTTATTATATACCCTGTTTGCTTATAGCTCAAAAATCTTCCTTTCTTATCTCTAAATTGAATGCCTCTTCTTCGCACCCACTTATCAATGCCTTTAGTTAATCCACCTTTTTTCCCACTTCCAGTTCCGAACTTATATGGACTGTTGGGAGCTTTAGCACTTGAATCCTTACCCTTAACACCTAAATCCTGGAACTTTCCATAGTCAGCCATTTTAAAAGCCATAGACGTCAAATCTTTTCTTGACTCTATATCATACCCTAAACTATTATAAAGCTCTTTAGATGTATTCTTTTTGCCTTTAGTTAGATTGCTTCTGCTTTGCTGAATCACATACTTTGCAAACTTGTTCAGCTCTTCCCTTAAGAATTTCTCTGCTAACATATATCAATGTCATTTCTAACAAAGACATCAAAAGTTGCTGCCCATCCAGCAAGTCGATTTTCAAACCGCTCATAGAATGGCTCAAGATTTGCATCTCCATCAAGTTGGTATTGATCCGAATAAAGAACTCCTTTTCTCAAAATCATGACAAGTTTATTAAGAACTGCAAGTTGAGTATTAAGGATATCTTGTTCGTTGTTGTTTCCTCTGAATATATCAGTTGTTGCTTCTTTGCTTTCATCAACAATGTCCATTGCGAGTACAGATATATTGAAAGTAAGCGTTTGCTCTTGCGTACTTACGTTGTTTATGATGATATGAGATAAGGGAAAGATTGATTGCTTTGATAAGTCAATATCATATATATCTCCAGTTGTTACTGTATTTACATTCACATCATTAAGAAGCTGGTTTTTGATTGCTTCTGTTAATAGATAAAATCCTCTTACTCCTGTATTGCTCATTTTATTTGAATTTACTTTTAATTTGTCTTGCTTCTAGCTCATTCTTCTCTTTAGAGAAAGTTAGAAATGTCAAACATTCATGCACATTTAATTTAGAGATATGTTCAAACTTTGTAATATCTCCGTTAGCGATTGCAAAGATGGAGTTGTACCATCCCCACTTTCTTGTGAAATTAGATACTCCGCTAAAATCTCCTCGTTCTTCTTGTCCAAAGAGTTGATCATAACTGTAGACAAGTCCTTCCCTAAACTGTAAAAAAAAACAATAGCTCCAAGCACTGCATCTAGAGGAAAGTCTTTTGCTTTCTCAAACTCCTCTGGTTGATACTCTTTAATAAAATATCTGTTTCCTCTCTTCATTTCCATTGGTCTGAAAAGAACATTTACAGCTCTATGCAGATTGTCATTATCTCCAATGAAAGTATCCAAATCAATATACTCTCCAAAAGTCATATCTTCTAGCGATGGAATAAATCCATATTCAACTCCATCTAATTTGAAACTATTAATAAGCTGATGCTTCGTATCAAACATGTTGTTTATAATGTTGGATATTTCTGTTATATCAGTTGCCTTCATTCCTCTCACAGCTTCTCTTGGCACATTGCAAAAGATTTCAATTGCCTTTAATTGTAACTCTGCTTCTGGAAGCTCACTCAATTTAGTGAACTCTTGATATTGTCCGAGAGTTATCTCATTCAATGAAGTTGGTATAGTAATTTTATAATTCATAATCTTGTGCTTATTAATATATAAACAATTTAATAATTTTTTAGCGATTAATGGACTGCATATTTACCAAAGTTAGGTCTGCTTAATAATGAATAAGTCGCATACCTTACCGCATCAATGATATGGTTGTTCTTATCCACTGGTTTATTCGTTAGCTTTCCACTCCTATCTTCTAGCCATTTATAGTTCCTAAACTCCTGGATTGCATTCTCACTGTCCTTTGTGATATGGATTTTAAATCTCTTTAATAAATCAATCCCAGCATTTACTGAATCTCTCCCTTTTAATGATGGTTGTATATTGTGCCCCATTCTTCGGAGTTCATCAATAAGGCGTGGCTCTGCTGAATCAAAAAAGATTGTATTCCTTCCAACTCCTACTTGCTTAAAGTGATCACTTAAATCCTTCGTTGTCATCATTGTTCTATAAAGATGCTCTTGTATATATAGATTGTAGTCTTTCTTATATACAGATACTAAAGTGCTTGGGTCATTAGTATATCCAGCATCAGCTCCAAAGCTCACAAACTCTGCATCCTCTGGAATCTTATCAGCTTCATAATATTTAAAGATAGTTGCTTTGCTTACTCCTCTCTGTCCAAGTCCATAAATCTGCCAGTATTGTTCATCTGTTTCTTTTAATCGCTCAATCTCTTCAACGATGCTTTGTTCCAGGAATGGGTTGTCTAGATACGTGGTTCGATAAAAGTCAGCATCATCTCTTGGAATAACCTTGTCATATATCCAGTGGTATTCATCAGATGGATTGTAATCAATTATGATTTTTTCTTGCGTTCTAAATACTAACTGTTGCCAATCTTCATAGTCAAGCTCATTGGCTTCGTTAATAAACAGCACATCTCTTTTTCGACCTCTAATCTTTTGTGGTTGATCAACAGAAATAAATTCAATGAGGTTTCCATTTAGCTTGTATTCGCTATTTGATTTGTTGTGATTCTCTTCTCTATATAAACCATACTCTTTAAGTATAGTCAAGAAATCACGCATGACAGTAGCTCTCACACTAGGGAAAGTCTTTCTGCAAATAGTTATTGTTCTACCCTTATCATTTAGGCAATAGTCAAAAACAAGGAAGAGCAAAACATTCCACGTCTTTCCGCTTCTTGTTCCACCCTCGTGAATAGCTATCTTTCCAGTGCTGTTCCTTAAGTGTCTATAAACTATGTTAGTCTGTATCCTTGATCTTGTCAATTATTTCAATTTTAAAATCAGTAGGCATTCCATCAGCTCCAGTTATTTCTTGTCTTTCAACATAACCTCTTTTCTTTCCTTTGCTCTTTAAATAGAAAATCATCTCCGCTGTCTTTCCATCCTTAATATTTTCAAACAATTTACTCTCCACAAAATCAAGAGCGATTTCCTGGATGTCATTTACCTTCTCTGCAAACTCTGGATCATCTTTCAACCATCCATAAAAGGTAGTTCTTCCAACTCCAACTTTCTTACATGCAGTCGTTACCACACCTAGAGATTTCTCTAACGCTTCTATTATTGCTTTTTTATGTTGTTCGGTTTTGTTCATAACTTTATAAAATTGTGTCCTCTTTTTTTGTAACTTGGACTTAATAATTAGGTTTTCATTCTATTCTTATGCGGTGGTAGTTTAAAAGTAAAATACTTGGCATCCAGTCAAGAGATGGCGTTCATATCGACCTCACCGCTCTAAATTTCCCTTCTCTTTTGAAGGGTTATTTTTTCCCCTTTATACATACCAGCTCCTAGCTCATCAATCATTTTAAAGTCTAGTATCTCTGGCACTATCTTACAGCTTTTATCTATTAAGAGAATATATCTGTTTTGGAATCCTTCAAGAGCTTTAGCTCCATTGAAGTCATACTTGCTATCTCCACGCTTTGCTACTATCTCTCCATTTGCAAGTTGATATATAGTTCCGTTTTTATTTATTTGTGTTAGCTTGAATCCGCTGGCTCTGTATATTGTTCCATCTCCGCACTGCGTTGCATCCGAGTAACTTAATATCCATTTAATCTGCGGTGCATTCTTTTTGATCATGCGGATACTGATTGCTATACATCGGCTCTCTGAATATTTTGGGAGATAATCATCAAAAGCCATTCTATTAAGCTCCAGCATCTCATTCCATCTTTTGTTTATATCTGTTTCTCCAGAATCCACCAAAGGAAGAACGTTTCTTTTATCCATTGGACTTCCATAGCTCATTACTCCATGCAGTTTGTTATCCAGAAAGCATCCGAAGTGCAGATTGCTCATATTGACAACCTTTCCAGAATAGTGATGTTTCTTTACAAAAGCATTCGCTACTTTAGAGTTTATAACTTTGACGATTATTTCCTTTGCTCTACCCATTGGCTTACTAATAAATACAAAGCGTTTCCATTTGAGTTCTCATTCCCAAATGTTTCAACGTATTTAAACTCCTCTGTTTGTCTTACTTCTTTGATTGCTTCTTTAATGAACTCAACTTGTTTATCTGCAAGCGTATAAGTCTGCTGTTGAAATGGCTCTTTCTCTCCATCTGGAAGTGAGAAAGCATCACTTGTTTCAATGTCATCCATATTTTGCCAGTTATCCATACCCCAGTCCTCAAGCTCAACGGAGTTCCATTCATTAGCCAATAAATCCCAATCCCATTCTCCAAAGTTTACATTGTCTTTTACGACAAACTCTCTTTCTTGCATTGGAGTAAGATTGTCAGCTTTCATGATCCAGACCTCTTTCAATCCAGCTTCCTTGCAAGCTCTTAATCTCATGTTGCCTCCAAGCACAACCATATCATTGTTTACGACTATTGGGCGAAGCTTGAGCATTTCTGGAAACTCTTTGATGCTTTTAACAAGTTTATGATACTTTGTATCCCTTATGATTCTAGGGTTT